GATGCAGAGTTTCGGTCTTGCGGGTTCCCCTTCTCCACAAAGCCGCGGGCCACCTCACCATTGAAAGAGCCTCCATCGCTGGCAGTTACCACGATAAGGCTCCCCAGCTTTACGAGGCTGGAGAGCTGGCCTTTCGATGTGGTATCATTCCGGGCCTTGAAGGTCAGCCGCATGGAGATTTCCTTGTTGGCCTCTTCCCAGCCCAGAGCCTCGATATAGTTTTTGATGTTGTACTGCGTTCCATCATCACCGATGACGGAAACGCTGTACTTCAGCTTTGCAACATCGACCATGAGGCAGCCTCCTACGGAATAATCAGGGAGGCCCCCGGGTAAATCCACTTGCCGCTGTCACTGCTCTTCTTGCCGTGCTTTTTAGCAGCAGCCTCGATAGTGTCCTTATTGGCATCGTAGATTTTCTTCCACTTGGAGCCATCCCCGTACTGCTTCTGGGCAATCTTCCAGAGGCTGTCTCCGCTGCTCACGGTATAGCTCTGGCCGGAACCAGTGCTTGCAGCAGCAAGGTCAGTGCGCGGGTTGGTTTTCTTCACATAAGAATCGGTGTTCAGTTCATCCGTTGTGTAGATTTCGAGAGGTTTTTTCTGTGCAAAAGAGATGTCGTACTTCAGGTTCCCGAACGCGCCATACCCGGTTGTGTGGAAAGAAGATATGGTAACGTCAATATTCAGCCAAATATCAGTGATGATAAGGGTCAGAACAGTTTCGTTGTCTACATACTCCTCGATGATGCTGCGAGCAGCAGCAGGGAGCGTCCAGAACATCCTGTTTACGATGGTTTCATTCCGGCGCGGGAATCCGAAAAATTCTCCGCTCCAAGAAACCTCCGTGACATCAGTTCCGCGCGGCACCTTCACAGTACCGCGGGAAATGGTGTCGAAGGTCTGGTATTTTGCTCCATACTTCACCTCGACCTGTTCAGGCAGAGGGGTGAAGAAAAACGGCGTACCACCTCCTGCGGGAATCAGGCAAATCATGCGCTCACCCCCTTCAGCGGCATATTAGAGAACACCTCATCGAGCTTTGTTGCAAGCTCGCCGCCGATCTCGTCTGCCATCTCTTTCATGTGCCGCCGGATGACGGCCATGATTTCGTCTTCGGACTTCTCGCCGCCGGTGATGTTGAACTCAGGGTTTACGTCAACTTTAACCGTAACTTCGGGTCGCACGGTCACATTCTGGGAGGTAGAGGCCACGTTCTGAGAGCTGGAGCTTGTGAATGCGGTGGAATCATCCTCAGAGAACAGATTGGAGGCCACAGGAGCCTCGTTTACAGTCTGAGACAGATAATCTACCGTATCGGAGGAAAACTCATTGTGGCGGCTCGTGTGGCCGTCATAATAGCTGTCCATATAGTTTCTGGTCACCGGGCTTGTGTAGCTGCTGGAACCAGAGCCAACCAGACCGCCATTTGCGTGGGCAGTCACGCCGAGGATTTCTCCGGCTTGCTGGTACAGCTCAACAGCCCGCTCGCGCCTTGCGGGAACGAGCGGAATAATCATCTCAGGGCCTTCCTCACCGACCCACGAAAGCTCGCGGCCATTCACCATGCCGCCGGTTGCATGGCCGCCGATGCTCATGCCATGATAGCCAGCAGCATACGGGGTGACAGTCTTGCCGGTCACCGGGCTTGTGTAGCTGCTGGAACCAGAGGAAGAGGGAGCAACGACACTGTTCATGGAGGAGTGAAGATTGAACTGGGCGTAGACATCCTTTTTGAACTTGGTAGCAGAAACAGCATCCAGCTCATCGTCTACTGCGTCCCGGGCCGCTTCTCCCAGACCGCTGCCGCGGATGGAATCAGCAAACGAAGCAGGCATAGAGTCCGCAACAGCCTTCAGCCGCTCCACAAGGGCTGCCTGCGTTTCGGCATCCATGCCGTTCAGGTCGAACCACTCCACAACATCAGAGTTCGTCCAGTCTGCCACGTTGGGCTTTTCCTTCAAGGCCGCATCCATAGCCTGCTGCAGTTTCTCGGAGGTCGTGCCTTTCAGGTCGGGCAAGATGCCGTCCAGAGCAGAGCTGTAAGCTTCAGCAATAGAATCAAGCTGGAAAGATTCAACACGCACTTGGAGGTCGGACACCTGTGCATGATAGCTATCCGTAAGAGCCTGCAACTGGCGGTTATATTCAGCTTGGTTGATGTCTCCACGGTCAAGCTGGAGCCGAAGGTTGGTCACGTTCACTTCCAGAGCTTCATCGTACTGGCTGGTCATGCTGCTGACCGTGTTCTTCAGTTCCTCTTGCAGGCTGGCAAAGGATTCAGCATCCAGAGCAGCCCCGCCGTATTTGATTTTCAGGGTATCAAACTTGGCATTTTCCTGCGCAGTGCTCACCTGATTGGTAATATCCTGAATCTGCTGCTGCAAGCTCAGGATTTCGCTATCGCTGTCCAGCTTCAGAACGCCACCGTTCAGCTTAATATTGGCATCTATGGCGGCGTTGAGCTTTTCCTTCAGCCCATCCAGCTGGGCATCAATGGCAGAATAGGTGGCATCCAGACCGTCCGTGTTGGCATCCTCACCCATAATGAGCTTGAAGGCCATACTTGCCTCGTAGTGCTTGTTTTCAAGGTAAGTTGCAGTGCTGGACAACATCTGGTCAATGCTGGAGCGGTACTCCTTCACGTCCGCTTCGGTCACATGGGTGCCGAGGCTCATCTTCCAGTTCTCTTTTTCCAAGCTGCTAAAGGTGGACTTTACGGAGGAAAGAGAGCTTTCGACATCTTGCACAGCGGTGGAGAAGTTGTTAAACCTCGTCTCTGCGCCGTCAAAAGCAATGGAGGATGCGGCCTCCTTGATTTCAGTCAGGGAGAGGTGCAGGCTGCCAAAATGCTCGATAAGGTCATCAGACACGGCCCTCTGGAGCATGGTATTGAACTCCTCAGTGGTCACGGTTGTATCCTTCAGGGCCTCGGTCAAAGACTTGGTTTTGAAGTTCACGCTGTCCGTGGAAGAACCGGTGATCTCATAGACCTTCTGGAGCTTCTCGTTGGTCAGGGCCTCAGCTTCCACGCTCTCCTGATACTCCTTTTTGACGCGCTTGCCCTCTACATACCCGGTCAGGCCGCCAATGCCAGCACCAACAAGGCCGCCGACAACTGTACCCACGCCGGGGATAAAAGAGCCAAGCATGGCACCGGCAGCCGCACCAGTGACCACGCCGCCAGCTTTCCATGCAGCAGACTGCCCATAGGCGGCCTGCTTTTCCTTATCGCTGGACTTCATAGCAGTGTAGGCGTCAATGCCGGCACTGATAAGGGTTGCTCCAGCAGTAACGGCACCGGCCACAGCTCCAGCACCTTCCAAAGCAGCCATGCCACCAGACAGGGCACCAGAGGTGCTGCCGAAGTACAGACCGGCCTTGCTGCCGCCACCCACAGCATAGCCGACATTTGCAAGGCCGCCCAGAACGCCAGTGCCAGCAACCATAGCGTTGCCGGTAGAACCTGCGATGGTTCCAGCCAGAGACGCGCCGCCAAGGGAAGCCTGTGCGCCAAAAACGCCCTTTCCGATGGTCCAGACATCTTTGCCAACACCAACAGCAGGCATTGCAGCTTTCGCGATGATAGCAGCAGACACAACAGAGCCGAGGTCTGCGCTCTTGCCTCCCGGCAGCAGCTTTCCGGCACTGGAGAACAGGTTGCCAATGCCAGACAACAGGCCGTCTTTGATGGTGTCAAAATCGAAGCCATCAGCAAAGCCCTGAGCAAAAGCCTTGCCAACAGACGCACCCTCATTTACGGAATCGGACACATCAATGCCCAGCAGCATCATCAGCCCAGCACCAATGCCAGAGCCAATGCCGCGGCCAACATCTCCGGCAATATTGGAGACCATAGACTTGCCGGTGTTCTTCCACCATTCGCTGAAAGGCTCAGCAACGATTTCGTCCCACGCCAACTTTACACGCCCGCCAAAATCGGCATTCTGCCACTCATCGGACGCGGTCAGGTCACGCATCTTTGCCTGCATGACATCGTATTTGCGGTCAACGAAGTCCATAAAGTCGTTCAGGGCAGCTTCGACATCAGGCATGGCGGCGGTCAGGCCGTCTGCTACATCCCTGACGTAGTGATTCAGGCGGCTGCCAAAGCTGATTTTTACACCATCCACAGCAGATTGCAGCAGCGTGATGGAGCCAGACAGGTTGTCGAGCTGGGTGTCGGCCATGCGCTCGGACGCGCCAGCAGCATTGTCGATGGCGTTGGCCAGCTTGTTGTAGTCGGTCTCGGAGGCATTCAGAATGGCCAGTAGTCCCTTTTGAGAGTTTGTGCCGGCAATGGCATTCGCAACGCTTGTTTTCTGCTCATCGTTCATATTGGCGGTAGCATCGCGTAGTTCTTCCATGACATCCACCAAAGGACGTGCGTTGCCCTGAGCGTCAAAGAACTTGATACCAAGTTCCTCCAGAGTATCACGGGCATGGTGCGTATTTGTGGAAAGTCTTGTCATGATGGAGTTGAGGGCAGTACCAGCCATGGAAGCTTTGATACCGCTGTTTGCCATCAGGCCAGTCATCAGGGCAACATCCTGAACGGAGTAGCCCAGAGAACCAGCCATAGAAGCCGCAAACTTGAATGTTTCGCCCATCATGCTGACATTCGTGTTTGCATTGGAAGATGCAGCAGCCAGCACGTCAGAGAACATTCCTGCATCGGAAGCCTTCAGGCCGAAGGCGGTCAGGGCATCCGTTACGATGTCAGAGGTCGTGCCAAGGTCTTCGTTCGCGGCAGCAGCCAGCTGCATAATACCGGAGATGCCATCCAGCATATCTTCCGTTTTCCAACCGGCCATGGCCATATAGTTAAAAGCCTCAGCAGAATCGGTGGCGGTAAATTTTGTGGTTGCGCCCATCTCTTCTGCTTTCTTGGTCAGCTGCTCCAGCTCATCGGAATCAGCTCTGCTCACGGCCTGCACTTGCGACATGGCCGCTTCAAAGTCTTTTTGGGTGTTGATGGTATCGGTCAGCCCCAAACTTACCCCGAAAAAAGCCCCCGCTTGAAGCAGGGGGTTTTTTAGCAGATTCAGCAAGGTTCTAACCGGCGTGGTGGCGAAGTCCAGAGCTTTCAGGGTAAAGCTCCACGTCTTGCCTGCCAGAGATTTTACGCCGCCACCGATTGTATCAAGAACAGGAGAGATGTTCTCTTTGGCCTCCAGATAAATCTGGTACTTTTCCTTGGCCCACTTTGCAAGGCGCTGCTGGGTTTTGTTGGCCTGCTCATCAAATTTCGAGACGTATTCGCGGCTCCTATCAACGGACTGGCCAGCTTTATCAGCAGCATCTCCCAGCTTCCCCAGCTTTTTGGTAGCATTGGACACACCGGGGTCGGTTTTGTCAACGGTTTCAATAGGGATTTCGATTCGGATTGTTTCAGCCATTTTCGTCCCCTCCCTTCTGCATGGATTCAATGGCTACCCGCATGGAGGCAAGCATAAAAGCCTGCACTCCGGGCGGCTTCAGGTAGAATTCGTCAGGGGTTATGCCGGTGCGCTGGAAGATGTGATGCAGCAGGCACAGCTTCCCGCCGGACTGTATCAGTTTTTTGCAACTTCCTCCAAATCGGACTCGTAGCCGCTCAGCTTGTCGATGGCATCGATGACGCGGTCTTTCTCGCCAGCCTTCAGACAGTAGTCGATGACATCCAGAGGCCCCATAATCTGGAGGCCCTGTGCAAGCAGAGCATTCCAGATGGCCTTGTTGTCCCACAGCTTCTTGCGGTCATCTTCGGTGGTTGCCTGATAGATGATCTCAGAACGGTACTTCACGCTGTAGGTGGTTTCAGGCAGCTTCATACCCAGCTGCCTGCTGCGGACATACTTGGTGTGCTTCTCCTTGCAGTCGTTATATTCAGTGGCAGTCAGAGGGTGGATGTTAAAAGCAAAGAGCAGCTTGCCAGAGCGGACAATCTCAATGCGCTGGGTTTCGTTGGCAAAACCAGCGGCACCAATCAGGCCCTGAATAAAGTTCTCCTCATTGGCCTTGACAACGCTCTTGGCCTCATCCTCGGTGTACTCGGTATCATCGACCTCAGGCACAGCAGCTTCGGAAGTATCAGTCATAAGGGAAACGCCTTTCTTAAAGTCAGCCATCTTAAATGTCTCCTTGTCATAATATAAAAATAAACATGAGGGGAAGCTCTTTGCCTCCCCTCATGCGGGTTACGGAACGGGTATCAGGTTACGCAGCCTTACGCGGCCAGCAGGCTTGCCAGCTTCGGGGGCTTGTTGACGAAGCAGTTAAACTGCCGCTTGATGGTATCGCCCACGGTGTAGTTCTGGATGTCGATATCGCCATCAGGCAGAACGTCACGGTACATGACGCGCTCCTCATCGCCATCGCGGCCACCCAGAGCACCCTGAATGTTCCAGCGGGGAGATTCGCCGATTTCCATGGCCGCCATCACATCGGTGAAGAACTCCTCACTCATAATGGTGATGGCAGAGAAGCTCAGGGTGACGGTATAGCTACCGGGAGTAGCGTGTTCCTGCATATCGCCAAGCACCTTGTACTTGGAGTTGGCGAAGTTCACAGTGGATTTGAAGGTTTCGATATACGCCACCATCACGCCGTTCTCGTTATAGACAGAAGCGTCCTTGCCAGAACGGGTGCGGCGGGAATCGCTCGCAGAAGAAGTGTTACGCATTTAGATTTCCTCCTCTCACTCGCTGTCCGTAGTTGCGAAACGGAACAGGAAGTCGGTATAGATGTGCTCGGCAGAATCCTTGTCGATAACATCAATCTGGAACCATGCGCTGTCACCGTTGGGGATATACGCAGGGTTCAGAGCAACGGTGCCAGAAACCAGCTTGCTCTCGGCCACCATCTCATCGACAATGGTCTGCAGGGCACTGATGATAGCAGCGCGGCCAGCATTATCATTGTCAACCTTACCAACCATGTTGTCGTTGGTGGTATTGCAGCGGCGAATCAGCTCGTAGCGGGTCTTGGTGCGGCGAATCTTCTTCCATCCCTCGTCACGGTCAGCAGGCGGGGTGACAAGGGTGTTGATTGCGCTGTCAATCCAGACCTGACCGGACTTGTTCATGCTCAGCACGATGCAGCCCTTCTTTTCGGCCTTAATGATCTGAGTGTTGGACAGAGGCTCGCCCAGACCAGAGAAGCCGTTGATAACGGTGTGGGTCAGGGAGGAGCTTGCAGAGGTCGCACCGATCAGACCGGCCAGTCTGGCAGCGGTCTGATAGCCATCCAGCATGGTATCACCATACTGTGCGGAGGCGTTCAGAACGTACATCATGCGCTCGTCATTGAAAGCAGCGGCATGGGTCATGCGGTCATCAAGAGCAGTGCCCTTTTTCTCGGCAACGACCGCGGTCATCAGGCTGCCGACATCCATCATGCGGGACATGAAGGACTGCACCAGCAGATGCACGGCGTTGTCCTCAGTGTCCACGCACAGGGTATTGATCTCGAAAGGCTCCACCAGCTCCAGAGCATCAGAATACGCACCGTTGTTGACGGTGGGATTCGTGCCGGCTGTAAACAGGGTCTGAGATACATCTGCCAGCTCCTTGGCGGTCTGGCCAGTCTTGACGGTGGCGATGAAGTTCTTGGAAGCAGCAAAGGCCTCGACCAGTGCGCCAGCCTCGCCAGCACCGGCATCAAACTCCACCTTCTCCACCTGTTTGGTGCCGGAATAGATGATACACTCCTTGACGCTCTCATCAGCCAGCGTCTTGCGGACGGTGCAGGTCAGGGGCTTTGCACCGGGGTATTTCGCGGTCAGGGTAACGGCAGCAGCAGGGCTTTCGCCGCTACTCTTCAGGTCGATGGTTGCGGCAGTGCCGCCAGTGCCAACGCGAACCGCAACGATGGTCTTTGCTCCACCAGCCACAGCCTGAGCAATGGCATCGGTAGTCAGAGCATCGCCAAAGATGTCCGTATAGTCCTCATCAGAGGACAGCTCAACGGCAGCACCGAGAGGGCCAAAGTCTGCGCGGAACAGAACGGCGGTCACGCCGCTCACTGCACCAGCCGTATCGCCGGTGCCAGTCTTGCCGATGTGGTAATACGCACCGGGGCGAACCTTCTTCTCGCCGGGGGTATAGCTTCCAGCCATATTATTTGACCTCCTTGCTCATAAAGGCTGCCACGATCTCCTTTGCCTTGGAGAGAGGGCAGCTCTTGATATTTGCGGACTTCATGGCAGCTTCAACGCACTCTTTCCGTGCGCCAAACAGTGCCATGGAATTCGCTGCGAACTCGCTGACGGTGTACTCAGCCTCAACAGGGGCCTGCACAGTTTCAGCAGCAGCGGTTTTCGTTGCCATAGGTCATACCTCCTAGTAATTGATATTGGGGTGTCTAAGTGGGTAGCCGACCGCCTTGTAGCGGAGCAGACCATATCGCCCGGTGACGAAAATCTGTCCGTCCTTCAGGTAGTCGGATTTGAGGTTTGCAGTCAGCCTCTCCATGAACATCGGGGAATCATCCAGCATAGTGACTTCGCCATCGAGGGAGAGACTGTTGAAAACAGCAGCGGCCATTTTCAGCCGGGTGGAGCTATCAGGGCAGAGCAGGGAGATTGCAATCTTCCCGTTCGTCCAGACGCAGTTGTTGGTTTCCTCCAGCTTCTCGATCTCAGTCAAGCGACAGTAAAATACCGGGGCCTCTTTGGAAGCCTCGGTTTCGTCTGCCATGCGGTCAACTCCCACAACAATGCTGTCCGGGTACAGGTTTTTGATGTACCGGGCCATTGCCATGATTGGGTCAGGGTCGGTGGTTTCTTGCAGCGGGTACTCCATGATGTCGAAGCGGACATCAGAGCAGATGAGAAGTTCATTCTTCTCTTCGGCCATCGAGAAGCCCTCAGTCCGCGCCCACGCAAAGGCGTACAGAGTGCCGTTGTCATCCTTGAGCAGGACATCTTTCAGGGCCTTCTTGACGGCCGGTTCGATAAGCTCAGGAACTGCCTCAGAATCGTTCCGGCAAATCAGGGTGACAGAAAGAGTGCCAGCACTCTTGCGCTCCCCATCGGCCTGCATATCAAAATTGAACACAGCCCGCGGGTACTGCGTGGCGCGGCCCCATCCGGCTTCCCGGTCTCCCGGTGCCTCAGGGGTAAAGATAGCAGGCTGCCCGGCGTACCGCGTAAGGTATTTGGTGAGGCTTTCGGCCTCAGACAGCCGCTTATAAATCAGGTCTTCGAGGGTCATTCTTCAGACACCTCCGCAGCCTTCAGCTCGTTCACTTCGGAGAGGTCAGCAGACCAGCGGACATCCCACTCGCCGCGCTCAACCTCAGCCACAGGAATGGCAAAGTGGTTGATGACATTCCCGATGCCGGGATGGAACATGGCAATGATGGTGGTATCAGTCACAGCCGTGACAACACCAGTGCGGCCCTTATCCCACGAGGCGTGTTTTGCATAGAGGGCGTAGCCCATCTTCACAGCCTCAGTATCGAACCGGGCGCGGGTTTCTTTGATGATAAGCTCCATTGGCTTCCTCCGTTTTACTCATACTTCTCGCTGTAAATCCGCTTTATCTCAGGGGCAGCCTTGTCCGCGATTTCCTGCTGGAATGGGCGGGCGGCCATGTGGCGGGTGCCGTTTTCGAGATATACGGAATACTTCTCCTGACTTTCCAGAACGGCAGAAACGCGGATACCAGAACCAGAAGAAGCACTTTCGACAGTGCCGTTCCAGTTCATTCGCAGCATACCAGTCCGGCGGGCAGGAGGTTCACCGGGGGCAGATGCCGTATACCGAGCCTTGCTGTGAGGCTTGCGATATACACGGCCAGAACGCTGACCTCTCAGCACTTCCAGCTCAGCATTACGGAGGGCATTCGTGGCACGGACACCCCTTGAGGCCACTTCCTGATTGAGCTTCTGCACCGTTTCGTCAACGGCAATCTTCAGCTTGCCGGGAGCTTTCTTCGGGGCGGTCATTTTACGTCCGTCCTTTCCTCAGCATAGTAAATGGTGGCTATGCCAAGGGAACAGGCCGGGTCAATATCCACGATGTAGAAAAGCCTGTCACCAAGGATGAGCCTGTCCGTCCTCTCGGCCTGCTGGCCACCGCTCTGCACAATGATGTGAGTAACAATATGGTCAGCAGTTCCATGCGCCCTGTCGGCCTCAGTAGCCGTTGTCAGGAAGCCTTTCAGGAACTCCGTTCCGTCCCCGTCATACTGCACCGTAGGCCGGCCATTTTTCAGACCGCCCTTGCCGCGCTCTATGACAAAGGATTTCGGGAGGTTTCCGGGCCTTAGGTACATAAACCGTGCGTTAATCATGGTGTCTGTGCCTCCAGACGTTCCCGGTGCGGTCATTCTCCATCATGCCGGTGTAGAAGTACGGCGGCTTCTTGCAGCAGTCAGGCGGCTGCGGAACGGACGCTGCACCCAGAGACACCTCTTTTTTGAGGTCTTTGTACATCTCTTTCCAGAGCTTCGCTCGCTCTTGGAGGTACAACGTCAGCGGGCCGGTCTTGGTGTCCACCTCATAGCTGAAACGGTGCGCAAGACTTTCCAGCAGCATCAGTTTGGCCCTTTTCCACGATTTCGGGTAAGCAGAGATGGCGGCCCCAATTTCCTCATCGGTCAGGGCCGTGGTGTCAGGGCCTCCCTCAGTGGCGGTATCGCCCAGCTCAAACCGCATCCTGTCCTTGCCATACTCAGCAATGGCAGAGGGGTCGTAATTGTAGCTTTTTGCCATACAGTGCGCTCCTTGTCAGCTCATCATGCCTTGTCAGGCGGGTGGGAGGCCGCAGAGCCGCCATTTGCATCTTCAGAGGGATGCAGGGAAGCCGCGCGAGACTTGGCCGCTGCGCGGACGCTTTTGCGGCTGTCCGTGGCGTGGATAAGAATAAGAACATTCTCGTCCTCAACATCCTGCACCATGGCAGCAGCCTCGTCAGCCGTGGACTGCTGGAGGGCAAAAATAAAGGCCGCACCATCCACAGGGATGGGAACGGTCAACTCATCATCGCCCTTGATGGGAACATAGAGCACGCTGCCGGAGTTCCCCCCGGCGGGGGCAGCAGCCTCAGCAGCAGGCTCATCGGTCTGCGCCGCGATATAGCCGCAGGAGGTCAGAGAGCGCACACGGGAAGGCAGGATGGCACCATCGGGGATGCCCTCACCGGGCTGGTAGGTCATACCGCCCAGAGAAAGAGCCTTCAGGCAGATATAGCTCATGCCGACACCTCCATTACACGCACGCGGACAGGTAGCAGGCGAGGTCGTCAGAGGTCTTGCGCATATCGGTGGACAGCAGGCCCTCGACAAACTCAGCATGGGTAGCGGGGTCGCCCTCGAAAGAGCTGATGGCCATGAAGTTGCCATTGCCCAGCATATCCCAAGTGAACGTGTAGCCAGCGGAAGGCTCATCCAGCTGCGGGTGGTCGGTGACGTAGCACATCAGGGCACCATCGCTTTCGCAGATGAAGTCCATATCATCAGGCTGGCCCTCTTCTGCCTTGTTGTGGGTAGCCATCAGGACGTGAACCTCGTTGAAGCCCAGCAGCTGCGCCAGCACATTCTCATTGACGGTGGCGGGGTTCGGGGTGGAACCGCCGTACTTCACGCGCTCCAGAATGTCCGGGTGAGCCTTCAGGCCCAGATACGCATCGTAGCCGAGGCACAGCTTGTTCGGGGTGCGGCGGCCCTCCAGACGAATCTCGCGCTTGCGCTCATCGAAGAAATGCACCGGGTCAAAGTTGGCATCGGTGAACTTCAGGAACTGCTTTGCGCCGGGGGTGCCGGAGGCAATGCCAGTGAACTGGTTGTCCCACACGCCGGTCTTGAAGAAGTTATCCGCGAACATCAGGTCAAGGTGCAGCAGCATCTGCTCATTGACGAAGCGGGTGCTGGAGCGGCGCGGGTCGATGGAGGCAGGGGCACCAGAGCGGGAGTAGTCCAGTGCGCCGATCTCATCCACACCAACCAGAATCTGGTCAACCTCGCACTTGTAGGTCTTATCGGTGTGGCCGCGCTTTGCGGGCTGAACCTTGCCAAAGACAGGCTTGCGCTGCACGTTGTCGCGGGAGATGTCGCCCTTCAGGAACTCATAGTAGAAGCCGGTGGTGTTGGCCACAGGGCACATCGGGAAAATCTTGGTTGCAACGTAGTCTTTGGGGTCGGCAAAGGCTGCCATGCTCATGTTGGACAGGTAGCGGTTCGGCTTCCAGCCCTTTGCAATAGCAGCCATGATGCCGGCAGCATTGTTCATATTGTCTCTCATAAGGTTTTACCTCTCTTTCTCCGGTCAGGAAGCCTTGGGCTTGTAGCCGGACTTGGTGAGCTGAACAGAAACAACCGTTCCAGCAGCGGCGGCAGCAGACAGGGCAATGCCCACGATGAACTGGCCGTCAGTAGCCTTCACAGCCTTGCCAGTGGCATCCGTGGCCAGCTCATCACCGGCAGCAATAGTGCCGCCAGCAATCCACTTGCCAATGTCCTTGACCTGAATGGTCAGGGAGCTGCCAGCATCAGCGGCAGCATCATTGGTAAACAGAGACAGGCCCAGCACATTTGCGCCAGCGGTGGGCAGGGCCAGCTTTCCTTCGCTCAGGGCCAGAGCAACGCCCTGAACGCCTTCCAGCTTCTCCTTCGCCTTGAAGGTCACGGTTGCGCTCTCATTGATGGTAGAGCCGATAAAAGTAACATCTGCCATGTTTTAGCCCTCCTTCTCACACTCAGCACGCAGGGCGGGGTCGTTCACAAGAACTTCGTCCAGAGCCTGAGCCTTGGTGACATTCTTGGACTTCATCAGCTCCACAGCCTTCGCCTCGGCGCGCGTCCAAGCATCAGGGGCAGAGCCGTTGCCACGCTTGCCGACCTCAGTGAAGGCGGCAGAGGTGTTGGCCATGTTCACGGCCTCGTCCAGAACGGCCAGATAGTCGTTATAGGCAGTGCCGCCAGCGGCCTTCATGGACTTCAGGACAGGGAAAAGCTCATCTTCCTTCTTGCCAATGATGGCGTACTTCTTGGCGACCTCGTGCAGCTCACGGTCGAGAGAATCCTCGCGGAACTTGCGCAGGGAATCCAGCTCAGCCTGCACGGCAGGGTCAAGCTGGGCGTATGCGGGGGCCGCCGGAGCTGCCGGTGCAGCGGGAGTGGTCAGGCTCTTTGCCACATCAGGAGCAGGAGCAGCAGGGACGGCAGGGGCCGCCGCGGGCGGGGTCTGGCCCTCATCAGAGCCGTAACGCTTCTCGATAGACTCGAAAAACGCCAGCTCGGCAGGGGTCATCTTGGACTTGTCGATTTTCATGGTATCGTCTCCTTCCGGCTTATCGCCGTTGTTTTTGGCCGCAGTGTCCTTGGATACGGGGGCATCCCCAGAGTGATTGTGCTTCTCAATCTGTTCGTTGATTGCATCCACAGCAGCCTTTGCAAGAGCAACGGTTGCATCATCCACCGGGATATTCTTCAGCACGACATTGGCTACCTTGCCAGCGGACCACTGCTCTGCAAAGTTCTTTGCGGCCGCATTGAACTCGTCAAGGCTTTCCAACATCGCGGTTTTGGTCGCATCCCCATCCAGCTCGTTATCGTTCAGGATGGAACAGATAGACTGATTGAGTGCAAAGCATACATCCCAGACCTCATCGCACACCCGGCGGTTTTTCATCTCGCCGTATGCCTCGGTAAACCCGACAGAGTTTTTCTGTACATCCTGCTCAGCACTTACCGGCTCCTGCGCCACTCCAAACATCTTCGCAAGGCCAGAAGAAAGCCGCTTGAAGAATCCAGTGCCCTCAGAGCTATCAGCTCCGGCACCGGGTTCAGCAGCGGCATCATCTTTCCGTTTGAAGAGCTTGATAAAAGCGTCCGGGTTTGCGCCCTCATCTACAAAGTCAACATTCGTGACTTTCAGATGCTTCAGTTTTGTTGCCACGTTCATCCTCCTTTCTATCAGGGTGAATATAATTACAGCCGGGAGCTTTCACCCTCGGCTGGAATTATCATTGCTGTTCGACTTCCACGCGCTCAGCTTCTCCCTCAATGGAGAACATGGTGTACTCGCCGCTCTTGACCTTCTCCCACACGTCTTTGTCGGTGACATGGAATCCAATCCACCAGCCGACAGGAAGAGTGCCAGGCTCGAGGCCCAGAGCCTTCTGCTTTTCTTCGGTGAAAACGCAGCTTTCCACCAGCACGGCAACATCTCCCCGCTCGTGCATCTCACCGCCTTCACGGTACAGCTCCACGAAACGGTAGGCAGCATTTTCGAGGTCTGCCGGGTCGATCATATCTTCCTGCCAGTCCTCAATCTGCTCGCCATCCACACGGATGGCCACGCTCGCCCAGCCAAAAGCCAGCATCCGTTCATCATCTCTTTTGGCGATGCGGAGGCCGTGCTTTTTCTTCACGCCGCCTTCAGCAGGGGGCGTATCAGGGGGCGGCGTGGCAGCGATAAGTTCATTGAACGCAATCATCGGTGTCCTTTCTGCCAGTAGTCGGCTGGCTGTTCGACATATTCAACAGTACACCCGCAGCGAGGATGCGCCGGGGGCAGCATTTTCTGCCCGGCAAACAGGAGCCTGCCGGTATAGCTAAAGGAATCATCCATGCCAATTTCCATGCCATCCAGAGCTTCGCAAGTTTCGCACACAGCGTCATCTCCAGATGTGCACCAAACCTTTATCATGGGGCCGAGAAGCCCGTCATGCTGTGCCTGCCGAATTCCAAGGTCTGCGCCTTGGTTGAAGGAAAAGGCAAGCTCGGTCTGCGCAATGGTGGCAGCTCTGTACTTGTGGGCCTTCTCAGCATACCGGGAGGCAGATTCGAGGGCCTTTACCCGGGCCGCCTCAGCCTTCATGCGGGGGTGGTTGTCCTTGATGGTGGCCAGCACGGTATCGTAATACCTCACAGTGGCCGCAGACTGCTGAGCAGTCAGACCCACACACGGGCGAATCAGGCGGGCCAGCTCATCTACGGTATGGCCCTCGGTCATCTTCTGGGCCAGCAGAGCGCGGATAGCTTCTCGCTGCACCTCAGAACTCCGGGTAACGAAAGAGGCTCCACGGCCGGCAATCCATTGCGCTGCGCCGGGGGCCTCAGTTTCAAAGTAGAACTTGTCGAGCTGCAGGAGGGCGGGCTGGGCCATAGCACCAGCCGAAAGGGCCTTCATCCAGACAGCAGCAAACTCCTTGTCAACGAACGTGGAGTAGTCCTGCGTGAACTCCATGAACACATCTTCGTCCAGCTCTCCCCTCAGGATGGCTTGGCGAATCTCCTTGTAGGAGAGGGCCTGCTTTTGGTCATCCCAGAGGCGGCAGAGTTTTTCGATGGGTTCTCCCTGTTCGTCAACGAGGTACTTCTCCAGCTTCTTCAGCACCGCGCTCTTTTTCCGGCTGCGGCGGGCGCGGGCCTTCCAGACCTCACCGGGGTGTGGAATCCTTACCAGCATTTACAGCCCTCCCCAGACGCTTTTTCGCGGCCTGAATGGCCGCCTCGTCATCCTCCAGAGCATCACTCTGCCCGGCGGCGGTCTTGGGCGGCTCCGGCTCAGGATTCAGCCTGCGGCCCTCCAGCATTCGGGCCTCGGTAGGCACGGTGTCGGTGGTGCGCTTGGGCAGTCCACCGGTCTGACGCACAAACTCTTCCAAAGCCTCGTCAGGGATAAGGACACCCACGCCCACCATATCTTTGATGTAGGTGGACAGCTCTTTCAGGTCTACGTCCTGAATGTCCCCGTGGGTCATCTTCGGATAGTCCGTGATGCCGGAGAACTTCTCGCCGTTGATGTCAATTAGGCCCGGAATACCGTGCGCGTTGAACTCTTCGCAGATGATGTCCAGATAAGCACCAATGGCCATTGCGAACAGGTTGGTCTTGTCGCTGCTCAAAGCAAAAGAGCCGACCTTTTCATGGCCCAGCTGGATAAAGTCAGCAAGGACAGTCTGGCTGATTTTGGTGTCATATCTCTCGATGATGGCATTGGTATCAAACTGCCGGGAGCCGCCGGTGCTCATCAGCTCAAAGGAGTATCCGAAGGGCAGCACAACGCCCTCGCTCTCATCCCGGCGGACATTCTTGACCATAGCTTCCAGCCCGGTGCGGAGCTTGACCATATCGGGGTCTTCTGCATCCCAAGGATTCACACCTTCGGGGGCAGTGATAACAGGCAGGCCAGCAAGGTCGCGCTCGATACCGATGCCCTCTATCTCCTGAATGCGCCGTTTGAAATACCAAGAGTGGTATGCGGTTCTCAGGATGGAACGGCCCTCAGGGTTGTCCTTGCGGCTCCGGGTACGGAACAGCAGGCACTTTTCGATTGGAATGGTAATCAGGCCAAAATCCGGCGGCGGCATCTGCGTCATGCCGGTGAGGTTGTCCTGCTCATCATACTCCCACTGGTACAGGGTTTCTTGGGAGCGGATAGGCAGCTTGGCCCAACCGATGAGGCCATCAGAAAACTTGGAGTTGGTGCGCTTGTCCTTGGTGCGGCCCATGCGCCGTTTATAGACGATCTCGTGCAGGCTCCAGCCATAGGTGAGGAAAGACAGGATTTCGGAGATGGTGTCCGTCCACGTCATGTCCATATCTTCCATGCAGCTCTGGACGAACTCTGCGGCCTCTTTATCCTTTGCGGAGCTGCCGCCCGGTTCGATGTTCCAGCTCGCCTGACGCACAAGCATCTCAACAGCAAAAAGGATGGCACCAACGGTCTCATCGTTGTTTGCCATCTCTGTATATACCTCAGCACCTTTGCGGCCCCGCAGCTCAGGCAGGAACTCTTCGTAGAAGATGCCGCCGTATCTGCGCTGACCTACACGGCCCAGCTCCTCAGAGCCTTTGCTCATAGCGGTTCGCCTCCTTTCTCGTTATTTGTTTTTCCAGTAGCTGGCCTTCTGCAACCCGCCGGAAGTTGGGGGTGCGGTAGCCACCGCGCTGCTCTCCAGCTCAGCAAAAGCGGAGGAGCCTGCATCGACCATATCTTTGAACTTGGATTCGGGGAAGCTCTCAAGCTCCGAGAAGTACATCTCGTTCCAGTCAGCCAGCAGGACATCGACATTGCCATGCTGCCACTGGGCGGCAAAAGGCTCAGCTCGAACCTCCTTGCTGCCGGATTCGGCAATGGTCTTGACTGGGAACCCGGCCAGCATCTTCACGAAGCTCTGAGCCTGCGCTTTACCAGCCTGTCCGGGGTCTTTCGGTAGCCTCTCCACAACGCGCTTGTGAGTTTTCTTATCCATCTGGGCGGTCTGTTTGATGTGGGTGCGGACATCATCAGCAGACAACCGCTGGTTGGTGACGTTCGCCACAATATAGCGGCCATTACGCCGCTTGCCCAGCAGAACGCTGGCGGTATAGGCAGGCTCTCCGTTCTCGTCCTCAGCAGTGGCGGCCAAATCCCAGCCACGCGCCCATGCGATAACGTCTTTTGGCAGCTCATCCAGCAGGGTGACCTGACTGCGCTTGAAGTAGAGGCCCGCTGCCGCCTTGATCTTCCAGTTGCCGTTGAGCAGTCTTTCTCGTTCAACTTCCAGCAGGGCATTCAGGTTGGCGATATATCCGGGGTCGCTCTCCATCAGCACTTTGTTGTCTTGCAGGCGGGAGGCGATAAAAGTCACGCTCTTGCACTGCTCAGGGGTAACGCCGTGCTCTTTTTCCAGCTCTTCCACGCTCCCGGCGAAGTATATAGTGTCATTCAGAACGCACATATACCGCACCTGTCCGCTGCGCTCAGGGATGGGATAGCCGGTGTTTTGGTCAATCCACCAAGATATAAAATCGGCCACCCAGCTATCCGCATCTGGATTGCAGGTGGCTCGAACATAAGGCCGGATGCCGCAAGTAGAGCGGTTACGGCTCAGCATATAGAGGAACTGTTTGCGGCTGAAATGTGTCAGCTCGTCAAAGCCAAGGTAACAAATTTCTGTGCCCTGCCAGCCCTTCAGGTCATCATCGTTCGTGATGTGGGCAAAGTTCAGGCGGGCACCGCTGCCAAACGTCCAATGCAGCTTCGGGGTCATACCCGGCACTGCATCAGGCACAAGATCGTAAATTTTATGGCTGGCATCCCAAAGGCCGCCCTGAGCTGTTATCTGGGTATAGGAGTGACGGAAGATAACGCCGCCGAATCCCTTTACGCCCCTGTTCCGCAGCCCCTCCAGCAGCAGAGCGTATGTTTTGCCGCCTCCAGCAGCTCCTCCGTAAATGACGATATCGGCTTTCGAGGCCATAAACATGGTTTGCGGGCCAGCTTGCGGGCCGATGGTTGCTGCCTCTCTCTTATCTCGTCCATTGTCCGGGATGCAGATGGGCATATACTCCACGGTGAAGTCTGGCCCAGAATCAACCCCGGCGGCTCCAGTGCCAAGTTCGCCTGTCAGCTCTCCCAACATCCGAACAGCGGTTGTGTCACCACCGAGAAGGGCCTTCTGAATCAGCCTTGCCATAATAGCGGCCCTGTACGTCTTATCCTCTTTGGACACTCCGTACAGTTCAAGGGTATTTCCAAGGTCTTTTCCAACGGGAGCGTCCATGAGCTGCTTTGCCAGCTCTTTCATGCTCTTCTTGGCTCTTTTGGCCTCTCCAGAGGCGATACCGGCCTTCCTTCCGCTCTCCACCGCTTTCTCACCGGTTTGGAACTGCCCAGCTTTCCGCTCCTCATCGGTCAAAACGTGTCTTGGCACTTCACCACCTTCCTCTCGTTTTCAGGGTGGAGAAGTCAGATGAAACAGACATCTTTCTGGCCTGCGAGTGCCAGCATCATCTCGTGGGCATACAGGTTCGGGCCGGTCATGCGGCAAGGAATGTCACACCCGGCCATATCGGTGGTGGCCCGGTTCTTCTTCTCCAAAATATCAGGGTCGAGAACGTGGCCGATGATCTGATACGGCTTATGGCAGCAGTACATAACCTCGCCGCGCTCATTCAGCGCAATCTGCGCCCACGATGCAGTACAGGTATCTTCCTGCCGGTCAAGCAGTTCCCACTTGAAATTGAGAACAACACGGCCATCGTTCGCCGCCAGCTCCTTCACGACCTCCATCGTCTTTGCAGCCTGCTCCCTTGCCATAGCCATAACGTATGCCTGCCCGCCGGTGCTTTCGATAGGCCGGAACGAGATATAATCCACAGAGAGCGCATAATTGGCATCGTAGAAGCGTAAAACGTCATCGGGAGAGGTAACAACACACTGGATGCCCAAAGACGTTCTAGGGCTGTACTGGCGTTTCCATGCAGCGTAGTTCTGAATGTTCTTCACAACACCAGCGTACTTTCTCACGCCGCGCCGCTGTTCGTAGCTATCCTCATCCCAACCGTCAAGGCTCACTTTCAGGTAATCAGGCTTGGGCATCTTCAGCACGTTAAAATTCGTGTTGATGCCATAATGCAGGCCCCTCTTATCCATCCAGTCAGTAATGCGGTCAAAATCAGGTGCAAGGGTAGGCTCTCCACCTCCCGTCAAGATGAAGCCTTCCACGCCCATTTCCTGCAGGCGGGTGGCATACTTGCGGAAGTCCTCAAAGCTCATGGCTCTTGCGCCAGGGTCAAGTTCCCACCGTCCGTATGTACAGTAGGGGCAGCGGTTGTTGCAAAAATTATTCAGGAAGATGTCTGCCGTGATAGGCTTATGTTCTCCCACGATGCGGCCAACGTGGGCAAGCATCTTATTCCCTGCGATGTTCTGCATCGTTCCTCTCCTTTCGGTATTTCTTGTTCAGAATTTTCGGCACACAGCAATCCCAGTTGATCTGATGGTGGGTGCGCTGGTGCTTTCCTCCCATTTTCCCAATCTCGATACAGGAGGGCATGGACATGACAGAATAGAACGACTTCGTATAGGTGCCGCTCTCTTTGTACGCCTCAGTCATACCGCCGGACAGGCTCTGCGTCTGAATCTGGGTGACCTGACAGCGCATAAACGTGAAAAAGAGTACGCCACGGCTTCCAAGGGTAGTGTAGGTGGTAACATCTTCGTTCATGGTTCCGCGGAACTCTACGGGCGTATCGGTCCTGCAAAACATACTGTTCATGCACTTCCGCTTCAGGCCCATCTTGTAGCCTCCGCCATTTACGCCGCCTATCATATCGCCGCCCTGCGCAAGGGCCACCATAGCAGCACCTGAAGCATCGAGGAAGGTAAGCATCGCCTCGAACAGACCATCCAGTTGCGGCCCAACCATAGACTTGCCTTTGAGCTTGGTTCCTTCCGGCCAGCGAATCAGAATGTCTTTGTAGTCATCATCCAGCATCAGGAAGTATTTGAGGCCCAGCTCCTTGGCTATGCGGAAGCTCTCGTTGCGGGCATACAGGATAGCGCGGTGTTCGCTCAGATTGTCCATCGTATCAGCACGGGCAACAGCAGCAGCCTTATCGAACATGATGACGTTCTCAGCTCCATACTTTTCACGGTACAGGTCGGCTTCGTCATCTTCGTTGTCGATGATAAAATAGACCTTTCCGGAAAACTTCTGACGCTTCAGGGTGTCCGCGGTCACTACGTTCTCGGCTCTCCCGTGGGTCAGTATGAACACAGCAAAATCGTCACGCAGCATGGCTCATTCCTCCATCAGCTCAGAAACCTTGCTGGAGAGGGCCACAAAGCCGTTGCGAATGGCATCCTCCTCGTCAATGATGACAAGGGCCGACTTTTCCATCAGCTCCTGCATCTCAGGGGAGGCGTGGGCGTAATACTCAGCAATCTTCCGATAATTGAAAACCGTATGCCGGCCTGCGGCTCTCAGCAGGAAGCCTTTCTCGTCAGGCCGCAGCTTCGATGCCTCAATCTCTGCAATGAGGTCATCCGTCTTGGAGGTATCATACAGGGCAGAGAGATCCGGGCACTCTCCAGTCGGCTCATACTGCGGAATGGTGGTTTCGGTGGTGTAGGGGTTATCGACCACGCCCTCGCTCAGGTCTACGGCTTCCAGAGCAAAGCCGAACTGCTCCATGTCGATGTTGGCAATGCTCTCCAGCTCTTTTGCCAGCTTCTCCTCATCCCACAGGGCCAGCTCGCCGGTCTTGTTATCAGCCAGCCGGAAGGCATTGACCTGTTCTTCGCTCAGGTCATCAGCCACGATACAGGGCACGGTTTTGAGCTTCAGCTTCTTGGCAGCCTTGTAGCGGGTGTGTCCAGCCACAATGACGTTGTCCTTATCCACCACGATGGGAACCTTAAAGCCAAACTCCTTGATGGAGGCGGCAACAGCGTCCACGGCATCATCATTCTGCCGGGGGTTGTTCTCATAGGGGTGCAGCTCGGAAAGTTTCAGGCTTACGATGTCCACGGTCAGACCTCCCATATATTTAGTATTTTGGCAAAAATAAAACCCCGCCGTGTGGGCAGGGTCATTGATAATTTTGCGCTAATATGATACAATAAAGCCGTCCGGAGTAGAGTTTCCGGGCGGCTTTTTCGCTTTTCAGGCTCCCCGCTGCTGGCAGGCTTTCAGGGGAGCCTGATTTTTTTACACCTTGATTTTGCTATCGCGGATGATCTGTGCGGCTTCTTCAGGGGTCTTTGCAGTGGCCTCGATGAGCTTTGCAAGATTTTCCAGATACTGATTCAGTTCCGGGGTGGTCATTTCATCCATGTCCTCGCTTCCTTTCTGGATGAACCTTTTGCGGTTCCTCTCTACGCTACTATTATACTACTTTTTGTGTATTTTGTAAAGCGTTTTTAACGAAATTTTGGCGTATCCATGCACTTTTTAGACCGCATATTTGGCGCGGCAGAATAGAATCGAACTATCAACCGGCGGTTTTGGAGACCGCTGCTCTTCCAATTGAGCTACTGCCGTACAATGGCCGCCTTTCGGAATCGAACCTTCCGTGGCTACTCCCACGAACGCGCTCCACGTTGCGCTAGGGCGGCATCTGGTGACAATTTGTCACCAGTTCACTGCCCTCACGCGCTCCGCTTGCGCTAGGGCAGCATATAAAAATAGCCGATGGCTGGACTTGAACCAGCACCACAGAGCATCAGCCTCCCGGATGACAGGGGCCGGAAGGAATCAGCTCTGCGTATCGTCAGTGTGACGCGGGTTAAATGCCCGCCGCTCTGCATTGAGCTACAACGGCATATAAACAGCCCGTTCCTGCGGTGGTCAGCTCAGGAGCGGGCTGTTATTTTTGGACACACACGCGGGCGGCTGATAAGTACCGCCTTGGCGTTCCGGGGCCTCCGACTGGTAGAAAGCAAAAGTTTTGGAGGAATCCTAGAGAAGAAAGGTCTCGCCGTGTCAAAAGGAGAAAAGGAACCCAAGAGGTGCGCCGCGTATGGGTACCGCGGCAAGCTCCCGGTGGCTCATGGGGCCATGTGTCCACTTCGGCCTACGGGGTTGGCCGGGTTCTGGTGCAGATGGACGGAATCAAACCGCCACAACACGATGCCTGCTGCTGGTGCTGTCATTTCATACATCCGCATATAAAGAGCCACCTACACAGCATTGGCCGTTTCAGTGGCGCAAGGAACACAATAAAGGGTAATGGGGAGGGCAGGCCAAACAGCTCGCGCAAGCCATCCAGCCCACCGGCCTTCATTATGTCCGGCGCGTTTCCGCATTGCGCGGGTGCGCTTATGTCATTTTAGCACAGCATCCACACCGGCGGCAACTCGATGGCACACCGGGCAGACATAAAAAATAAGGCTCAGTTTTAGGGCATACTGCGCATTATGCACAGCTCTTGGTGATGTCCGGCCAGATTTCGGCCAGAGCTTCCAGCCCCCGCCGGATGCACTCACACACGGTGGACTGTGCGATGCCCAGCTCTACGGAGACGTCCAGATACGTTTTGAGCTTGAAATTGCCCTGCACGTCTTTGGTTTCGCACTCGATGTAGTAGGCCCGCAGCACTTCAGCATCCCGCAGGCTGGAGGCAGTTTCAGCGTAGACGATACAGAACGTCCGGGTGATGGCCTCGACACGCATCTTCGTCAGCTCAGACATCATCCGGGACAGTTCCCGGCTCTCGTTGTCCATCCTGCATACGGCATCCAGAATCTTGTCACCGTTGCCGGGTGCCATAGGCATACCGCTGAAGTTCTGGGTGACTCTGGTAGCAGCATCGCGCTGCCGCTGCACCTTTTCCTGCTGGGTGTTCACGGCCTCAGCCATCTCGCGCAGCTTCATAAACCACGCTTTGACCTCGGCCGCCCCGGCCTGCTTCTCATCATCTCCAGCCTTCCACGCTCTGATCTTGTCCATGCTTCTCCTCCCCGTAGCTTGAAAATAGATTGAAATAGCTTAACGATAGCTTGAGGACAGGAAAACGTCTCTCAGCCTCTCGCGTACAGTCTTGCGGTCACTTGCGCCCTGCCGGCCCTTTTCCATCTCCCGGATGACGGTTTCAGCAGGAAGGCTCGCGCTCTTGTCTGCCTCCACAGCCCTTGCAAGGCTCTGTGCGGCCTCTTCGGTGGTGACAGTGAACTCCATAGGCTCAGATGCTTTCGCCTCGCTGGCGGGCACAGAGAAGGCTTTCTGTATGCTTTCGGCCAGCTTCTTGCCCAGCTCGTCCAGCATCTCAGGAGTGCCACCAGCCGTGACCTGAATCTGGTAGTCAGGAACACGCCCACCATACAGGGCCTGCTCCAGCTTTTCCACGCGGCGTTCAAGCTGCCGGATGCGCTTGTTCTCTCTCTTGCTCATGGTTTTGGCTCCCTTCAAACGAACTCTTTCGGCGGCAGCTCATACTCTGCGCCGATTTTCTTCCACATGTGCAGGCAGTACGGGTGGATGTTGATGTTCGCACTCTTGGGCAGGTGGAACTGGATAACGCACTCATCTTCACCCCAGAAGATGTCCTTGATCATGCACATCTCTTCCCATGTCGGGCAACGGTTGCTCAGGCTCACGCTAACGTGCTCCCAGCCGCCTCCCCACGAGGCAATAATGGCCACAGCATGAAGCCTATACCGTGGGTGGTGCAGATAGCCCATCAGACCATCAAAGCCCTCCTTGACAACCAGCAGGCGCGGGCTGCTCTTCATTTCCTCAATGCTTTTCATTGTTCATGCCCTCCAGAAACAGCAGCACACCGGGTGCCGCAAATCGGACGCGATACGCCTTCAGGTCATCCTGCGTGACATATTTTCTGCCGAACAGGTTTTTCATATCGCACCAGACCAGCCACGGAACCCTGTAATATGCGTTTGCTCCAAAAGAGCAAAGGACAAAGGCCACCCCACCAAGAAGCGTTGTGCGGCTCAGGCAGGCAGCCTGCGTGGATGATACACGGTCAAGTCCCATCTTTCCGCTGTTCGTGTGCTTCGCTTCAAAGGTCACGGCTGTGCCACCGGCCAGAATGCCCTTGTAGTCAGGCTGGGCCTGCTTGGTATAGCAGGCAAGGAAGCGGCCAGAGCGGTCAGCTCCTCCCAGAGGCTTCATCGGCTCAGGGGTCTTTTCGATGTCCGCAATGCCATTGGTGCGGTAATACTCGCAGGCAGAATTGATGAGGCTCTCAAAGCCAGCACCTTCGGCGCGGCTCCGTGCCCCGGTCATGCTCCGGCGCATGGTAGCGGATGTAATAGGTTTACGCATTGCCATTGTCGTTGCCCTCCTCGGCTTCCATCTGCCGCTTCAGCTCAGCAGCGTCCACAGTAACATACCGGGTGTGGCTGAGGATATTATCGGCCAGCACCTTGCTTTTTTCGTCCATCGAGTTTTCGAGGATGTTTGCAGCAGCCCTCATGCCGGCCACCACAAAGGGAAGGTCGGAGAAGTCAAACAGCTGAGCAAAGCCGCAAGCCTTGCCCACGATCTCCCCCATAGCCTCTGCCATGATGCGGCTGGCATCAGCATCTCGCCCGGCGGCGATAGCAAAGGCCATCTGCGAATTGTACGGAATCTTCGGTTTTTCGGTCATGTGTTTTAGTCCTCCCACAAAATAGCCTGCCCGCAGTTGCCGCAGCTCTTATTCGGCTTGTCAAAATAGCCATACAAGTAATCGCTGGAACCGCAGTTCGGACAGGCAAAGCCGTTTTTATATGGGCTGCGCGGAATCCTCAGCAGCAGGGCATCGTGGCCCATCTTGCAGGCTTCCTCGACAACGGCAAGGCTCTCATAGCTCTCGCGGTGTGCCGGGTCAAGAATCTCGGCGGCGCGTTCAACGGACATCTCCTCACTCATCTTCCGGCCTCCAATACTCCACAAAATAGACGTACCCAGCCTTGCCGGTGCGCTTCTCCTTGCCCCAGCAGACGGAATAGCCGTTCTGGGCCAGAATCGCAACAAGGGTGCGGCGGTCCTCCACAAGGTTGCAGTCGATTTTCATGTGCTGCGCCATGCGCTCACATCCTTTCCGCTCTCGCTTCTTCATCCCACTTGCCCATCATAGAATCAAGGGCCCGATGCTCCAGACAGCCTGCCAGCACGTTTAGTGCCCGGAACTCCTCTACGTTCATCTTTCCAGTACGGTACTGGATGTAAATCTCCCGGCGAGCTGTGTCCATAACCTCCAGAAAGCCCGCATAGTGAATCAGCTCTTTATACCGGTTCGGGGAAGGGGTGGCCGTATTGGTCAACTTATACTTGACCCCCTTGAACTTCAGCATAAAGCTCTGGTACGTCTTGGAGCCGAAGCTGCGCAGAGTGGCCGCCTCATCCAGAGAAACAGCAGTAAAGCGGTGCGGGTCAATATCGCCATCTCGGACGCGCTCATAGTTCGTCAGGACAATGGGTGCGCCACTGGCCTCCACCTCTGCCATCGTGCGGCAGTAGGGAGGTTCGGCCATCCCCAGCAGATTCACAGCATCTGCCTTGAACTCAGGCAGCACGTTCAGGGGCATCACGATGAGCACCTGTCCACCCTCATGCTTCTGCAGGAGGCGGCACCATTCAATCTGCATGGCAGTCTTGCCAAGGCCAAACCGGGCAAAGATACCGCGGCGGCCACCACGCAGTGCCCACAGGACACTGACGCGCTGGTGGTCTTTCAGCACAGGGTTGACCTCGGACGGGTCGATCTCAATGCCAGACATGGGCGCGATGTCAATTTTCCGCTCCAGAAACTCGCGGTAATTCATAACGCACACCCCCTTTCTGAGGCTCCAGCTTTGCCCCACAGCAGGGGCAGGCATCAACACGGCGCGGCGGCATCCTGTCAACCAGATACCCGGCAGACACGCCCAGAGCTTCCGCAAACTTGCGGATAGCTTCAATGCCAGGCATTATGCCGCCCCTCTCATACAGACTTACGACCTGAAAATCAGTTCCCAGCCTATACGCAAGCTCTTTCTGGCTCAGGCCGGCAGCCACACGGCAGGCTTTCAGCCTCTCGCAGAAAATTCGGTCCATTTTATCATCTCCATTTGGCTTTATTCATGTCCCAGCTCAGGCTCCTCTTGTTCCACTTCCTGATTTCGTCAGGCGTGTTCGAGAAGGAATAGCCTTGGGTTTTCTCGATGCCGTCCGGCTCGTAGGTCACATTGCAGTCACCCAAGATGCAGTCGGTGGTAGTCGGGTGCCTCCAGTAGATGTGACAGAACTTGCCAATCGGTTTGCTCTGCTCATCCAGCAGGGCAAAGTCTTTGCTTTCCTGCTGGAGCTGCCTGCCGCAAAAAGGGCAGGCTTCTGGGATATTCACATTACACTTCATCCGGCAGCCTCCTCAGATGTCCCAGTCGGAAGGAACACCGAGGCGGCATTCTCCATCGCCATCATTGCTGGTCGGCTTATCAAGCGGGCACCCCGGGCAGCCTTTCCCGGCAGCCAGCCAGTTCTTGCAGAATTTTGACAGCGCAGCAGCAGACACCACCGGGTATTTCGGAATATATTTCTCCAGCATACCAGTCGCAGAAAAGCCTCTGCATTCGTTTGCCCTTTCCAGCATCTTCACAGCGTCATCCTGTTCTTGCTGGGATTCGCAGTGAATGGTGATGTCGTAGGTATCATCATAGACAGCCCACTTGCCGTCTTCCCGGCAGAACAGCACCAGCTCTTTTTCGTTGCTCATGTCCACATCTCCAGTAAGTCCTTTTCGACCTGTGCGGATTTTGCTTCGAGATACTCTGCAAACTCTTCCGGGGCCATGCCCTCGTTCTTGAACTCGCCGACCATCTCCCAGTACCTGTCTCCAACGCGGATGATCTTCTGCACCTGCTCATCGGTCAGGCCCAGCTCACACCGCAGATTCTGTATCAGAGCACCCCATGTGATAGCAATGCCATCCAGAGCCATGAGAAAGCCGCAGAGCTGATTCTGCCGCACAATCTTCCTCATATTGGTGGTCATCGCCGCTTTTCCGCGCTGCGGGCGGCTTCCGAATTTACCCATTGTTCTTTTCCTCCTGTTCAGGGCCAGCGATGTTGGGCATCCAGTGGGTGACATCGTCCAACATCAGGTTTTCGCGGTTCTCTGCCCAGTCACCGCTTTCGTACCGGAACGCAGTCAAGATAGAGCCATCAGCACAGTACGCAACGACATCCACCATCGGGTCGGGCGGGTCACTCTTGGCATCTCTCCAGAGCTGGCGGGCCATTTCCTGCGGGTCAGCTTCCGGCAGAGTATCAATAACCCTGTTCACATCTTTCAATGTCTTGATGTAGCCCAGAGTGGCCTCCGCGAAAAGATGCTGCTTCAGGGTTTCGGCCCCAATGTATTTCTGCTCACTCATGCCAAACCCTCCTTTGCAGGCGCAGGCATCTCAGTCCACGCAACTATGTGGCCCCCAATACCTGTATAGCGCGGTCTCCATTCGCCATCTGTCGTGTGCGTTGTGGTGGTAAGCCGGTATCCATCTGGAAATTCGACGGTTACAAGTACCTCATCGGATGTCATTTCAAACATCCCGTATAACCACTTCTCGGTGCCCTTGAACTTTGCAAACTTAGATTCATGCTCCGGCGGCTTTCCGGTGTGCCAGTTCAGGCAGCTTGCAGGGTCAACAGCAGGAGCGTTCTGAATCATCTCCGCGATGACATCAGCCGTACCGCTATGGTGGCCCAGCACAGAGCCATTCTGCAGGCCCATGCCAGAAACTTTGTCGTACAGGTCATCCGCGTAAATCAGCTTTTTCTCGCTCATTTGTCGCATCCTCCATGATGAACCCACAGACGGGGCAGTAATTCCAGACCCACATATCGAACTCAGACTGTGACATCGTGGCATCGCAGTTGCTGCACACGATTGCCGGTTCCTTGTGGCAGTCATCAGGGCCATCGGTCACGATGACAACCTTCTCCGCACTCTTTACCCACTTTGCATGGCCGCGCAGGCTCTCAGGACGGATGGTGGGAAGGTTTTCGAGGTCGGAGATTTCATCGCTGAGGCTCTCGCAATACAGGATGTCGGCATCCTTTCCCTTGGCCTCTTCCTCGGCAAGGTCTTTTTTGAGGTCAGCTTCCAGCTCGCCAACATCGGCCAGCCGGATGATCTTCTTTTCCTCAGCCATCCTTCGTCACCTCCTGAGGCTCAGGCTTCAGGGTGGGAGCTGCAAAGATGCAGCTGATGGGCACAGCATACACACCCGACCCATCTTCCTCTTTGCAGTAGATGGCCTGCTTCAGCAGCTCGTTGGCATCCACAGGGCGAACATCATTTGCCATTGTCCTGTGCCTCCTCTCCGACCTTCCAGCCGATAAGGTCGCAGATGCAAGCCTTATCCTTTTTGCACCAGTGGATAATAAACCGATCAGGAAGGAACGTCTTGCTGAACGTGGACGTGATGTCATCTCCATTGAGCGGATCTGTCATATCTTTGATGGCCCAGTTCACGGCCTGCGCAACATCCACTTTTTCCTCGAAGATACATCCGCAGTTGCGGCACTTAAAAAGGCCGGTCCTTCTCTCAGTCATTCGTCTGCACCTCCTCAGGCTCCAGCATCTTCCGACTGCAGCTCTGGTTGTAGCAGACAGGGCAGCAATAATGCAGATACTTCACCCCGGCCAGAATCTCCGGCGGCTGGCACATCACCATCGGCCTGCCGCAGTTCTGGCAGACAGGCCAGCCCAGTACGGCAACATTCTTGCGCTCCGCAAGACGTTTCTTCCAGCGTGGGTATTTTTCCTGTGCCTTCTCCCAGCATTCTTCGTAAAACTCCTGCATGGCAAAGCCGTTCACAGGCTCACCCAGCAGGGCATAGATGCTGTTCAGGACATCCCCGAACTCTTCTTTCAGATTCTCCCAGCACTCTTCGATGGTCTTGGGAGTGGGGTTCGTGCCATCCAGAGCACGGCGCAGCTTCAGCGCAGCCTGCGCACCTTCGGAATACTCTTCGGACATCTGCGCCAGAATCTCAGTCGGGGGCAAAATCTCCGAGACCTTCTTTTCTTCATCCATTGTGTAACACCTCTGTTTTTTCGATTTTCAGCCTCTCAGCAGGAAGCTCCGGGTGGAAGTTCCGGGCAGCGAAAAGGGCCACTTCCTCAGCCTCTTTCCGGTTCTCAGCCTTCACCTCATACCAGCCGAGGTCGGCAAAGGTGATTTTGTACGTCATGGTCATGCGCTGTCCCTCCCAACAAAAACGCCTGAGTAAAGGCTTTTGCCCACATGGTAGTGATAATACTCGTGGCCAGCCGGAATGCCCTCAGAAGGCTTCTGTATGGGTCTGAGTGCCATCTTGTGCCCTCCAGCAAGAATGAAATACTCAGCTCCGCTCACAAGTCGCTGCATCCAGCCTTCCGCAGGCTCAGCAGTGAAGCTGCGGCCATCCATACAGCAGACCGCCACGGCGGGCTGCGCGGGAAGGGAGAAAAAGGAAAGCTGCTCAACTTCCATCGCCTGTCACCTCCACCGGGATGGTTCGACCCGCACAGGCTCGAACTCATCAAATTCCGGGTAATACCTTCTGGCCATCTCCACAGCCTTGTGCTCAGCGTCCTTCTCGTTGGCCGCCTGCACATTATCCCAGCAGTGGAGGTCTGTGCCGCCCTCGTTGCGGCACTCCACCAAAACCCTAAACTTACCCATTGGCTGCCTCCAGTCTGGCCGGGTTGGTCCCGGCTCTCAGGCGGGCAGCCTCCCTCGGCGTAGTAGAAATATCACCCTGCGCCTGCTTCAGGAACTCCACCCGGCGGTATGTGAGGTCAGGCGTTCTGGCCAGCTCTTCCAGCCCTCCAACGCTACCTGCATACTTCTTGGCTGCCGGTGGCAGGCTCTCGAACAGTTTCTTCAGCTCCTCCGTGCCATCGCTCCGTATCAGGCCGCCACGTTCGTCAATCCCTACCACCATCGGCCAGTTGCGCCAGCTGATGTACTTCTGCGCCTTATAGGCGGCATCTGCCAGAGCGGACCACTCAGCATCCGGGTTGATTCCCTGTGTGAGCTGGTCGAAGATGTCAGCCACGGTGATGGGGAACTTGCGCACCCTGTTCGCGGCCAGAAAAGCCCTTTTGACCACCTCGCCGGAATAGTCCCGGAACTGGTACGTCCAGACATCCAGCATGATCTCCATCTCGGCATCGGTCAGGGGTTTCGAGCCAAGCTTATACAGAACGAAGTTCATCTGGATGAGCTTTGCGGCATCTTCTTTTGTCATTCAAACCCTCTTTCCTTGTCCATCTTTGCCAGTACGCGGTCGAGCTGGCTTCCTACATCTTCAGCAGGCTTCCGGGCATTTCCAGCCCGGTTGCCTTGTTGCTGGCGGCTCTGATGTTGTTCATCACTTGCAGCAGCATCTCCGGGAGTGCGGATGCCTTCATGTTTCCAGTTCCGCAAAATCCCATCGACATAGTTCCACGACCGTCTGCTTGCTTCAGCAGCTTTATCAATAGCCAACAGAATCATCTCAACGCTGAACACTTCTCGCCAGCCTTGCAGCTTCTCCAGAGCAGACCTCGGAAACATCCCAATGGAAGATTCGTATCGCTGAACTATCTGGGCAAGCTCAGAATCAGCACCGTTTTGTTTAACAACAACAGTAGATATATCTGATACGTTAGTATCAGAGTAATCTTTAATCTTTAATATTGGGGGGCTATGGGTTTCCGTGGGTTCCCCATGGGTTGCCATGGGTTTTTCAGAAAACCCATCGGTTTTTTCGGTTTCTTTTGAAAACCCATCGGTTTCTTTGGGTTTTCTTGGCCTTCCACCTTTGCGCCCATTTTCACGGTTCACCAAGACGGTGTGGCGGTAAAACTCGATATTATCATCCATAGCTTTGCGCTGAGATTCAAAGGCAAGCAGCTCAATATCTGACAAGCCTTCCGGCTCGGTTCCGCTCTCCACATAGTCCTTCATGGCGTTGATAACATGACGAAACTCCGCATCGGTCAGAATATTCAGCAGCTTAAAGGATGTGAACAGCAGCAGCAATCCCTTTGGGCGAATGTCCTCAGTTTCGCCACCCATCGGCCCACCTCCTTTCTTCAGTTATAAGAATCAGAACGGGAGGTCATCAGCATCGTCATTGATAATGCGGTCAGCATCATCGGCATACTGCTGGGCAACGGGGGCAGGCTGAGAAGCCGCCGGGGCCGGTTCTGCATCAAAAGGCGTGGGGCCTTCCTCCTCGGCAAAGCCATCAGTGGCAGCTGCGGCAGGCTCTCCAGCAGGGGCCACCGGCTGCATCAGGTCAATGGCCATCTGTACCCACCGGGCATTGACAAGGCCGCCAACGACCACTCCGTCAACATCCAGAAGGCTCCAGTACGTCTTGCCATTGGCCTCCCGGCTTTTCAGCTCCTTACCGCAGACCTCCACAAAGTCACCCTTCTGCAACAGGCCGTCCCACTGGTCGAGGTTCTTCCAGAGGCAGCACTCCACAAACACGCTGTTCCACTTGCCAGATTCGTCCTTTACGCTGTGGGCCTTCACGCTCAGGCTCAGGAAGGAGTTGCCGCTTTTGGTTTCCTTCATTTCGGGGTCACGGGTCAGGGTTCCGGTAACTTTCGTTCCGGTGCTGGTCTTGATAATCACTGCTCATCGCCTCCAGTTCCAGCATTTGCAAAGGGGTCGCCCTCAACTTCGTCAGCTTCAACAGCCAGCGGTGCAGGCTCTTCCTTCTTGGGCTTCTGGACGCGGCGGCAGGTCGGGACAGCACAGGAGGCAGCTTCCTCAGCAGACAGCTCGCGGAAATTGGCTTCTGCCTCCACAGGAACCTCACTCTCGTCAATCAGGCCGCCGAAGGTAGCGGGGAAGGCTTCACGCAGGGTATGGACCAGAGCGACCTTGCGAATCATAGTCGCAGGCTTGGTCACCCAAAGGGATTTTTTTGTGTCGTACTCGCTGAAGTTCACTTCCTCGTAGAACGGGCGGGAGCGGTCTTTGCGGTAGGTCTTGGCCCAGCCGCCGACAAGCTCTTCGCCCTTGTAGATGATAGAACCTTCCCGGTGGATGAGCTCGCCAACTTCAGGAACAAAGACAATCACGCCTGCCTCAAAGCCATCATACTGCGGGTGCGCCTCTGCCATCTTCATGTAGCAGGTCTTGCCCAGAACAATGGTACTTGCCGTATCACCGTTCTTGTTATCATAGTGGATGAGGTAGGCTTCCTTGGTAAAAGGGTTGAGGTGGTACTGCTTGCACGTTTCCAAGAAGATACGGCACTCGGCGATGGTGGCTTCCTTGCAGATAAAGTTCCGCACATCATCAAAGGTGACGGTCATGCGCTGGCCGTCCATCGCCTCGATCTCCACAGGGTCAGAAGATGCAGCAGGCTGCATGGCCTCATTCTGCTGCCGCGCCTGGGTGACAAAAGAACGGCCCTGCGTGGTGGTTACGGTAGTAGTGGCACCATTGCCACCGGCTCTTGAAGTGAATCCCATAATAATTGACCTCCCATAAATTAAAATTATTTGATGCAGCCAAAACGGAAACCGCGCTCAGCAGCTCCCTTTTTGAACCATTCAATGTCCTCTGCTGTGAACTCCACCCAGAAGCGGTAACGGTTGCGCTCAGGTTCTGCAGCAGGCTCAGGCTGCTCAGCATCCACAGCGGATTCGTTCACGGCTTTGAAATCCAGCCGCCCCTCCGAGGTGATAAACATCTTGGCTTGCGTTGCAGCAGCCGCGCGAGCCTTCATTTCGCGTTCCTCATCGGTGGGCTGCACAAAGACAGGAGCAGCAGCACGGGCACGTTCTGCGGCAATTCTGGCCGCCTCAGCTTCACGCTGAGCTGCGCGAGACTTTTCACGGCGGTTGTGCTCTCGCATAGCTTCGTTGACGCTCAGGCTCTTCAGGTACTCCGTGGTGCAGGCTTCCACATCTTCGCCACAGGTATCTCGAATGGCTTCCATATCGCTCTTGATGTCCTCAATGGCCTGCCGCAGGTCTTTTGTGGCCTTGCTCAGGTCATAGGTCTTGTTGAGCCACTGGGGAACCAGCAGCCTCTCGAACGGGATGAGCGGCTCCAGCTCCCCGATGCTGTCACGGTAGACCAAACGCAGGCTGGAGGCTTTTTCCTCCCTCTCAGCCTGCTCCACAGCTTTCACCTGTGTATCAATGGCCCCGGACACCTGTGCACACTGGGCCTGCATCTTCTTGATGCTGCCCTGAAAGTCCTCCAGAGGCTTCATGTACAGCTTCTTTGCGGCGGTCAGAGATGCGCCAAGCTGCTTGTTCCAAGCATTGACCTTGGCACGATCTTCTTTGGCTCCCTTGATGCTCTCCGGGGTATACACCCGGCCAGTATAGGCGGCAAGCATTTCGTCAAGGTTCCGCTGGACTTCTTCTTCGTTCCAGCTCATAGCCGGAATGACTGGGCTTTGCACCCGGACGGTCAATTCATTCATCATCGGCTTCATCCTCCCATTTTTCGTTTTCGGCCTCCAGCTCAGCAGCCTCAGCCATCTGAGCATCGGTCATAAAGTAATAGCCATCGGGCGGCTCCATCGGAGGTGCATACCCATCAAGGGCAATGTCATACATTCCCCAGCTCACAGGTCAGCCCACCTTCCGGCTGTCATCGCTGCGGCTCTGGCTGTTCTTCACGCACCCATAAGGGCTGCTGCGGGTGTACCGCTTGTTGTCCTCATACATCCCATACAGAGAGAGGGCCAGACCAAATGCCAGCGAGAACAGAATCAGCGGGGCAGTCTTTGCGGCCTCGGCAGCTTCCCACTGGCCGTATGCAACAAGAGCATATTGCATGGCCTGATTCATCCAGACCACAACCTGACCGGCTCCAATCAGTGCCAGAGCTGCAACGGCCAGACCTTCGGCCTTCCGCATAAACCTACGCATTTTCGTTTCCTCCTACGTCTCAAACATCAAGCAGTATCTTTTTCGTTTCCTACGGGGTGCAGGGGTGTCAGAGGCTTGGGGTCATCCTTATGGACCTTGTAATACTCCAAGTCCTCGGCCTTGAAATACAGTCTGCTCTTGCTGCCCTTCTCACCACGAGTGTAGGCAGTGAGCTTGCCCTCCCTACGGAGCTGAAGCACCCTAGAACGGTGAACGCCCAGAACCTCAGCAGCTTGGTCGGTGTTGTAATATCCAGATTCGGGCACGTTTCCCACCTCCTTTCTGTGTTTTCATATCAGCAGGCAAAACAAGCATAAATGAATTTCTTCGCATTGCAGTTGCTTTTCTTTGCCTTTGCTTTTCCCAGCGTCTCACTGCGATTCCTTTGCACCTCAGCTCATATCGCCGCGCCGCGGAGCTATGCCTTCGCTATGCTCTTCCTTCCTAGCTTCACTGTGCCTTTGCAATTCTTCTCAGGGCCTCGCCATTGCTTATCTAAGCCGGGCTTTTCCCTTGCAAATCAGTTCTGTGCCTTGCCACTGCATATCAAAGCACCGCCATGCATTTCATCGGCTTTCTCTGCCGTTGCAGGGTATCGCATAGCTGCTCCACGCCTTGGCTGCTCATCGCCCTTCCCAGCCATGCCCTTGCCGCGCCCTGCCTCTCTAGGCAACGCCGTTGCAAAGCATATCGCCTCGATTCGGAGCTATTCCTTTGCAGAACGAGGGTATTCTCTGCTTTGCCATTGCTTCACTCTTCCATGCGGTTCCTTTGCGCTGCGCCACGTCTCAAGGCAGTGCCATAGCCATGCCATTATCAGCAATTCCGAGCTGTGCCTTGGCGAAGCAAACCAGAGCGGACCGATGCCATTGCACTCAGTCAAGAACCTCGTAGGTGAAGCGGCCCTTACCAGAGTTGCGCCACTGGCCAATGCCACGCATCGCTCCATAGTTCAGCCATTCCAAAACGGCCTTTTCGTGGGAATCATCCATGCACAGCACATCAAACTCACAGGTAGAGCCTGCAGGAATCTGCTCAGAGTTGGCAAGGCTGACGCGCTCGCCCTGTGCGGTCTGGGCACGGAGCGGACGCTGGCACTCAGACATCTCACCACTGAAGCAAATAGGAATCATCCGGGGCGAAACAAAAATCAGACCATCAATGACCTTCTTGTAGGCGGTGATCTTGCCAGATTCGTTCACGGCCTTCTTCTTGCCGGTCTCAGTCTTGCCACCAATGCGGCCCAGCATCCCGCAGGAATCTTTGAAGAATCCCTTAATCTGGTAGTCGTACAGAACAGGCTGTCCGGCTTCATTCCGGGGGAACACAGTCATGCCCTTGTCTGCCACAGCATCAGCTCCCAGAGCTGCCACCTCATCTTCGACAGTAGCAGCATCAGGGGACTTGCTGGCGATGAACTCGCGGGCGATGTTCTGGTTGCTGGGCCAAGTTCCCAGCACAGGCTCAGTAAAGGTGAGTCTGACCTTCAGTTTCTTCATGGTTGTATTTCCTCCCATTTTTTATTTGCGGTTGGCTCCCGCGACGCCCTTTCAGGCGTTTCGG